AAATGATCTTCGCCGCTTTCGGCCAGAAACTCGATACGATCGTCTCGTTCTGGCTCAATGGCCCGAGCCTGATCGCCGACTTGCGCACCACCATCACCCAACAAGGAGCACAACTGATGGCCACACTCGACCAAGCCGTTGCCGATCTGACCCAGGCGGTCGCCGACGCGCAGGCGCAAGCCACCGCGACGCTGACCGAAATCACCACCGCGATCTCGAACCTCGGCGCGCTGGTTCAGCAACTCGCCAGCAGCTCGGCCGATGCGGCGGCGGTTGAAGCGCTGGTGCCACAGATCGAAGCCGAGGTCGCCAACGCCAAGGCGGCGACCGATGCGCTCGCATCGGCCGATGCGGCGGCGGCGGCGGCACTTCCGGCGGCTCCGGCAGCCCCGGCAGCCTGACCCAAACCGGGGCGCGCCCGGTTCAGAAGCGCGCCCCGGCCGGCCTGGCCCGCAAGGTCCCCGCCTGACTCCAGGGCGCCAAATGGAGTTCCGCCGAGGGGATTGCTAGCCGCGCCGACTTTTGCGGCAATGACCATCCAGCGTCAACCCGATCGCAGCCACGGTCATCCTCAGAATCAAAACCAAAGGATTGACCTCCATGACGACCGGTTTCATCCAACGCTTCAAAGGCAAGATCAAGTTCGCCGAGGCTTATGGCGACTTCGCCAGCGCCACGAAGGGCCTCTTCGACAGCGGCAGCGGCGGCCGCATGGGTTCGGTGTGGAGCCAGACCGGCGCCCCGACCAACGGCACCAGCGGCACCTTCGCCAAATATGCGCTACCCGGCGACCTGCTGGTTACGGCCGAACCGGCGCTCTACCAGAACACCGGGACCCAGGCCTCGCCGACCTGGACCGCCGCACCATTGACCGGGGCGGCCGGCATCACCAGCGGCACGATCAGCGGCGTCACGATCGACAACTCGGCGATCGGCGGCACCACCAAGGCGGCCGGCGGCTTTACCACGCTGCTCGCCAGCGGGCTGCTCACGCTCAGCGACGTCGCCACCGGGATCACCGCGCATTCGGGCGGCGGCCAGTCCTCGGCCTTTGCCCTGACCCACTTCGCCAGCTCGGTCGACACCGTCGCTGCCGGCAACGATTCGGTCAAATTGCCGGCCTCGGGCGCGGGCAAGACGTTCCTGGTGCTGAACAACGCCGCGTCGAACTCGATGCAGGTCTACGGCACCGGTTCGGACACGATCAATGGCGTGACGGCGTCTACCGGCGTCGCGCAAGCGGCCGGCAAGCTCGGCCTGTTCTACTGCTTTGCCGCCGGCAACTACGCGCGGCTGCTCAGCGCCTGATTTCATTTAGGCGCAAATCGAGGCGCGGTTTCAGCGGCTTGCGACCCGCCGGGTGACCCCTACCCGGCGGGCCTGTCAGTTTTTTCACCCTTAAATGAGGCCGCCCCTGATGTCGCTCGCCTTCCTCCTCGCGCGCCTCAAAGAGCCCTCGACCTTTGCCGGCGCCGGCGCGCTGTTTGCCGCGTTCGGCATCCACGCTTCCGACCCGGTGCTGCAGCTGGCGATCCAGGCGATCACCTCGCTGGCCGGCCTGGCCGCGATCTTCCTGCCGGAAAAAGCCGGGCAGTCCTGATCTCAAACCAATCGAGGAATCGCCATGAAGCGGATGCTTGCTGTGCTGCCCGCCGTCGTGCTGGCAGCGTGCGCCGGAACCGCAACCGCGCCGGTGCCGCCGCCGATCAATAGCCTGATCGCGGCCGAGAACGCGGTGTTGTTCGGCGACCAGGCGATCGCCGCCTACGAGAAACTGCCGCCCTGCCCGACTGCTGCACCTCTTTGCCAGACGCCCGCGGTCAAGGCCGAGCTCAAGATCGCCAGCGCCAAGGCCTATGCGGCGATCGTCGCGGCGCGCCCGATCATCGAGGCCAACCCGAATGGCGGGTCGGCCGCGACGGCAGCGGTCACCGATCTCAATGCCGCGACCGCCGCGTTCGCCGTCGCCACCAGCGCTCTGCCGAAAGCCAGCTGATCATTCTCGCTCAAGGAGGTTCCGATGGGTGCACTCGTCGCCTTGGTCCCGGTGCTGCTGCAACTGATCGAAGAGGGTGTGACCGAAGCGCCGGCGCTGGTCGCCGAAGTGAAGGCGATCTTCGCCGGCATCGACCCGGCACAACCGGCGCTGACCGCCGCGCAGGAGCAGGCGATCTTCGCCGCGCTGAGCGCGGCCAACACCCAGGTCCAGGGCGCCTGATGCGCGACCTGGTCGCCGCCCTCACCTTGCTGGCGGTAGGGCTGGCACTTGACGGCTGCGCGGCGCTGGGTGCGGCCAGTTACTGCGGCCACACCTATGGCTGGGGCTTTGCCATCTCCTGCGCGCTATGACGATCGACGCCGGCCAGTTCCGCGCCGAGATCCTGATCCCCGCGCTCGGCATCCTGCACCAGGTCGCGATCGAGCCGGTGCCGCTGGCGCAAGACTTGCTGATGGCGACCGCGGCAACCGAAACGCTGCTCGGCACCTGGCTGGCGCAGCAAGCGGGCGGGCCGGCGCAGAACATCTTCGAGATGGAGATGATCGGTTTCGGCGATGTCTGGACCGAGCTCTTGAAGCCGAAATACGTTGCCGTGCTGCGCGCCTTCCGCGCCGACCCGGGCTGGACCCCGCGCACCGCCCTGCAATACTCGGTCGGCGATCTGATGCTGGCGACGCTCTACGCCCGCATCTTCTACTGGCTCAAGCCCTTCGCCATGCCGACCGTGCGCAGCTTTCAGGCGCTGTGGGACCCGTACAAGCGCTACTTCAACACCGAGGCCGGAGCCACGACCGAGGACGAGTTCAGAACCCGCGTCAACCTGTGCTGCGATTTCAAGATCTGAACCCCTTTAACGCCTCGGAGGCGCGGCCATGCTTTTGCGCTCACTGCTGCTGGCGGCGTCGCTCGCCGCCGGCATCGCTCTGCCGGCATACGCCAGCAGCCTGCAATTCTACGACCCGCTCGGCGGCCTGCACACCCAAGCGCCGTGCCTGCCGTACCATCTTGCCGGCGGCACCGCGGCCAGCACCAACCCGACCTCGGTCACCACCAAGCCGACGCAGCTGTGCACGTTGGCGCTGATCAACACGACGACCACGCTCTATTACTTGAAGGTATACGATCTGGCGACGGCGCCGACCTGTTCGAGCGCCACCGGGATCAAGCACGTCTACCCGATACCGCCGGCGAGCGGCTCGGGCGGCGCCGGCGGTCTGGTGGCGCCGAAGGCGCTGTTTGGCGAGTGGTACAGCCTGGGCTTTGCCTATTGCGTCACCGGCGGCGGCGCCGACACCGACAACACCAATGCCGCGGCCGGAATCTACATCGAAGGCAGCTACCAGTGAGCTGGTCGTACACAGTCAGCGATCTTGCCACCGTTCAGAAAGACCAGGTGCGCTGGCTGATCGGCGACACGCTGACCAACGACCAGCAGCTCGAGGACGAGGAAATCAGCTTCGCCCTGACCCAGCGCGCGAACGTCTGGGGTGCCGCCGCCTTGTGCTGCGGCTCGCTGGCGACCCGGATGTCGCGCCAGGCCGACGCGGTGCAGGGCGAGACCCGCACGATGTACTCGTCGCGGGCCCGCGCCTATGCGGTGCGCGGCGCCCATTTCGAGAACCAGGCGATGGCGCGCGTCGCCTTTCCCTATGCCGGCGGCATCAGCTTCGCCGACAAGAGCGTCGACGAGCTCAATGCCGACCGCGTCCCGCCGGAATATACCATCGGGATGGATGACAACTTTTCCGAGCCCTATTCGGCCGGCGACAACAATGAAACCATCAGTGCCGGCGAGGGCGAGGGCGTCTGACTTAGGGTCGGCAAGCACCTGGGGGGTAAATGCAACAGTTCACGCCGCACGGCTATTGCCTTGCTTGGGATCCCGATCTGTTGTGGCTGACCGTGATCGGTCATCTGGGGACGGCGTTCGCCTATTTCGGCATCCCGTGCATGCTGTTGCTGACAAGCCGCGAGGTCTTGGCGGTGCCGCGCTGGCTCGGCGCGCTGTTCGCCGCCTTCATTTTTCTGTGCGGGTTGAGCCATCTCCTCGAGGTCCTGGTGCTCTGGGTCCCGGACTATTGGGAGTTGGCAATCGAAGTGTTCCTGACCGCGATCGTCAGTCTCGCCACGCTCTATTTTCTGCCGCTTGGCATCGTGCAGATCCTCGAACGTCAGCACTCCGCGCTGAAGGAGTCGACCGATGATCTGCGACCGGACGACTGAATGGACTGCGCGCGCTGTCTTCTGCTGCGTCACCTGTAAGCACCTCATTATTGCAGCGGCGCTTGCGTTCTCGAACCACGCCGACAAGTCGACCGGGGTCGCGACGCTGCTGCTGGTGATCCCGGACCACGCCGTTCTTGTCGCGGCGCTTCTGGTCGCATCGCTGCTGACGCTATGGGTGATCGGCGGCACGATCGCTGCGCCGCTGTGGTGCGCCGCGGCGCTGGTGCCGCAGCAATTACTGGCCGTGATCCCGGCGATCGGCGCCGGGCGGGAAGTCGTCCTTGGGCAATATGCCGACGGCTATGTGCCGCAGGGCGGATGGCTCTTTATTCTGGTCGATCAAGCGCCGCGCATCATTCTGGCGATCGTCCATAGCGTCGCGATCTGGCGGCATCTAAGACAATGATCGGCCCTGGCATCTGGATACCGCTGGGCGCCGCGCTGGTCGTCGCTGCGACGCTCGGCAGCGCCGCGCTCGTCACTTCGCGCCAACTCCGCAGCCCCGCAAAGCGGGCGCGCTGGCGTGCCCCCAAGGGGGCAAACGGGTGGCAACTGTGCATGGGGCTTTACGGCATCGCTTACGGTGCCGGGCTGCTGTGGCCGGGGCTGGTCGGCGCCAGCTCGACCTGGCGGCTGTTGACCGGCATGAGAATTGATCCCGTCCTGCTCGGCTGGGCGGCGCTCGGCCATGGCAGTGCCTCGATCGTTGCAGTCTTCTTCTTTGGCGGCAAAAGCTACTGGTGCCCGACGGCCTGCGCCCTCGGCGCGCTGGTGTGGACCACCATCGGCATCTGGCAGATCGCCTTCTCGCTATTCAATGGCGTCCTGCTGCCGGTCTGGGGCGGCTTTGAATTGTTGGGCGGCATCGGTTTTGCCGTCGCCACCGCGCAGCGTTCCTTCGACTTGTTTCCGGCGTGACCATGCCGGGCAACTGGGATTTCACCGCGCTCGGTGCATTTTTCGGGGCTGTTGGTTTTGCCGTGGCGGTGTTCCGCTACATCGTCGGCATTCGCGAAACGCTCAGCAGCCGCATGCTGGCCGACAAGGAAACCTTGAATACGCGGATCGCCACGGAAGCGGAAAAAGCGTCGAATAAAATCGACGCGGTTGTCGAGCAGACGCGGCTGATGATCGAGTCGGTGCGCGAAGCCGAGGCGCGCTCGCGCAATGAGCTCTCCACGGCATTGCAGGCCGCACTCGCCGAAGTGCGCCGCGACACCCGCGCGCTCGACGAGAAAGTGACCTCGATGCGGGTCGAGATGGTCCGGCGCAGCGATCTGACCGACGCGGTCAACGGGTTGATGGGGGCGCTCGACCGGCAGGAAAAGCGTTTCGAGGTGATACTGGCCAAAACTATCGTCCCGGCACGGGGGGTTCAATGATGAGCCTGTTCGACATTCAGCTGGTCGGGCTGGACAAGCTCTACATCGATCTCGACCACCTGGGGGCGGCGCGGGTCCGCATTGCCGCGACGATGACCAGGGCGACCGCGCTCGTCGAGCAGGTCGCGCGCGAGCGGATGGCGGCATTGTTCCGCAACCCGGGCCGGATGCAGGCAGCGCTGTCGCACACTGTCGAAGGCGATGGCGACACCGTGTTCGGCACGGTCACTGCCTCCGGGCTGCCGTATCTGCGGATCCACGAATACGGCGGCGTCATCCAGACGCCGGCGATCTTCCCCAAGGCCGCGCAGGCGCTGGCCTTCAACGTCCCGGGCCAGCCGCTGGCGATCGGCAAATCGGCGGTGCAGGGCATGGTCTTCGCCAAATCGACCCGGCCGCATCCGACGCCCATCCCGGAACGCTCGTATCTGCGCTATGCGCTGGCGACCCGGCGCACCGAGATCCGGGAGATGTTCCGCGCGGCGTTGACCGCGCCATGACCGACGACACCATGGCGCTCAACGACCCGATCGCAACCTGGTTCGCCAGCTTCGACCGGCCGGTCGGCATCGCCGTCGCCATGGTGATGCTCAGCCTGGTGCTGCTGATCTGCATCAACCTGTTTGCGAGGCGCTAGATGGCCGGCACATCGCGCGAGGCGGTCTTCGAGGCGCTGTTCGCGCTGCTGACGCCGCTGATGCCGGGCAGCTTCGCAACCGTCACCCGGCGCTTCACCCATCCCTCGCAGATCACCGCCGACAGCAACCTGCCCCTGCCGGCGCTGATGCAATGGGAGCAGCCCGAGGAAACCAAGCAGCAGGGCATGGGCCTGCCCGAAGACACCTGGGAAGCCTGGCTCGTCATCGTCTTCAAGAACCCGGACGTCTCGGTGCCGGGGGCGACGATCCTCAACCCGTTATTGGACGCGGTGCGCAACGCGATCGCGCCCAGCCCGATGACCAACGTGCAGAATCTCGGCGGGCTGGTGACCTGGTGCCGGGTCGAGGGCACCACGGTCAAGGAGACCGGCGACACCGATACCGACTATCTTGGCGGGGCCGTGATTCCAGTGCGCATGCTCGTCCCCTGATACAACGGGTCAATGCCTTATAAAGCCATTCCCGGCGTCTATCGCATCCTGTGCCTGGTCACCGGCCGAAGTTATGTCGGGTCGTCAGGAAACATTCGCGATCGCTGGCGGCGCCATAAACAGGCTCTCAACGAGGCGCGGCATCACAGCATCCTTCTCCAACACGCCTGGCGCAAATACGGCGCCTTAGCTTTCAGCTTCACGATTTTGCAGGTTTGCGAAAATAACGCCGAGCGGATCACAGCTGAGCAGCACTGGATCGACAACCTCCATGCTGCCAAACGCGGGCATGGCTATAACCGAGCGCCCTTCGCCGGCACGGTGGCAACTACGCTCCGCTCGGCCGCCACCAGGAGACGGATAGCGATAGCTACCACCGGGCGAAAGGCATCGTCAGAGACGCGCGCCAAGATGAGCGCCAGCCGCAAGGGGCGCCCTGCGTGGAACCTTGGGCTCTCACATTCCGCGGCCACCAGACGTAAGATGTCGGAGGGGCAGCGAGACCACCGCCGCCGCAATCCAGTAGAATCGGCTGAAACCTCGGCCAGGCGAAGCCGAGCGAAAAAGGGGCTGACCAAGAGCCCAGAACACCGTGCGAAGATTGCTGCTACGCTTACAGGCAAGATCCTCACAGATCGGCATCGTGCAAACATCTCGGCCGGTCTGCGCCGTTATCGTTTGGGGCGAATATGATCGACTGTCCTTATGCGCGCTCCGACATGACCCCGTGCGTCTTACGCGACGGCGACATCTGCTATGCCGAGACCCTGCGGCGCGAACCGATCTGCGTCGGCTGCGAGCGCACGCCGGCGGAGCTCGGCCGCACCCCGCCGGAACCCTGGCCGCGCCCGGCCCCACCACGGAGACGACAATGAAAGCGCTGCTCGCGGTCCTGATCGTCGCCGCCGGCGCGCTGCTGTCGCCGCCGGCCGAAGCGCGCGGCTGCCTGCTTGGCATGGCCTTCGGCGCCTGGCTTGGCCACAAGTATCACCACACCTTCATCGGCGCCGCCGGCGGCTGTGCCGCCGGCCGGGTCATGGCCGACGCCTGGGAGAGCTACAAGGCGAAGCATCCCGACGCGACCTGGGAGAGTTTCTTTGCCAAAAACGAGGACCGGCTCAAGGCGATGACCGGGTTCGGCGCCGAGACGCCGGCGCCGCACTGATGGCCGACCCGCTGAACCCGCACCAGCCGGCGGTGACCGAGCGCCCGTTTCGGCCGCTGCTGATCACCGCCCGCTATGCCTGCGACTGCGTCGGCCGCGACGTGCTGGTCGAAAGCATCGTGCTCGATCTCGACGGCCCGGACGAGGTCTTTATCTGGGCAATGCAGGGGCTGTTGCGCAGCGTCCGCGCCGAGATCGCGCAGCACCTCAACCCGCCGAAAACCGTTACCGCCGGCATCCTCGAACGGATTGCCGACCCCTAACCCCACCAAGGAGCCACGAATGACCGAGACCACCGAACTGCCGGCGGACCCGCCGCCGGTAGACGGCAAACTGCGCCTCAACCTCGGTTCGGGCTGGCGCCCGGCGCCGAGCGGCTGGACCAACGTCGACCGGGCGCCGGAAACCGCGCCCGACCTCGTCTGGGACCTCGAAACGCTGCCCTGGCCGTGGGACGACGGCGCCGTGCACGAGGTTCGGCTGGTGCATGTCCTGCACACACTGGCCCCGAGCGGCGACTGGTTCATTGAGATGATGGCCGAACTCCATCGCGTGCTCGAACCAGGCGGCGTCTTGACCGTCGTCGTGCCGCACATGCGCTCGGATGATTTCTGGCGCGACCCGCGGGTGCGGCCGGTGACCGTCGGGCTGCTGCAGAGCTTTTGCAAGCGGCTCAATCACCAGGTGCTCGAGATGAATCTGCCGTGGCCGACGGTGGCGCTCGAGCGCGACATCGATTTCGAGATCGACACGGTGACGATCAGCCTGCTGCCGCGCTGGGCGCAAGCCCTGAAAAACGGCGAAGTCAGCAACGATGAGCTGGCTGCAGCGGTCGAGACCCATGCCAACGTCGCCGCCGAAGTGATGATCGTCATGCACAAGACCGGCGGTGCTGCCAGCAACGGCGGCGCGCTGACCACGGATTGGCCGAAAGCCCGCGACGGGATCGGATCGGGGCCAGTGCTGTGAGGCACTATCTGCTGCAGTTCTTCGAGTTTGCGCATCTGCCGGAGAACCTGCAGGCGGTCAGCCGACCGTTCGGCGAACTGGCGCAGATCGTCGATCGACTGCCCGACAACCCGGAAAAGACTACGGCGCTGCGGAAACTTTTGGAGGCCAAGGACTGCGCCGTGCGCGCGGTGCTGTTCCATGCTTGAGCTCGGCGCCTACGTGGCGGACGGACTGCGCTATGCTTTCCGCCACTGCCTCCAGGGAAAGGACCAACATGCCGCGTGATCTCGTAGCCCCCGGCGGTCCGGGCCAGCGTTTTGTCTGCCGCTCGGGCCAGCACTACGGCGCCGACGAGCAGGGCGTCCTGCACGACATCCTTCCGCAGGATGAGGGCGAGCTGCTGGCGCACGGCTGTACCGCTGTACAGAGCCTCCAACCGGGCGAGCCGATCAAAGGCGAAGGCGCCCGGCCGCCGCTGCCGGCGGCCGGCGACAGCCCGGCGGTAGCCGGCGAGAGCCAGGCGACCGACGCTCCGGCCGAGAAACGCCCCGCCAAGGAATGAGCGCGGCCGAGCTGGCCGATCTCGCGGTCGGTGCCGAGTTCAACTTTCTCGACCTCGCGCCGTCCCCGCCGCAGCCCCGGATCGAGCATCGCGATCCGGCGGTAAACGCGCTGTTCGACGCGGCGATCGCCGCCTGGAAGGCCAAGGACGACGTCGGCGCGCTGGCGATTTATCAGCGCCTGCTGAAGATCGACGCGCTGCTGCCGGTGGTGTGGGGCAACATCGGCGAAATCATGGTGCGCCAGCGCCACTACCATACCGCGCTGGTCTGCGCCCGGCGCAGCCTCGCCCTGCAGCATCCCGAAAGCCCGATCCCCTGGGGCAACCTCGGTACCGTGCTGATGCGGCTGCAGCGCTTCCCGGAAGCCGCCGACGCGTTCCAGCACGCGCTCGCCCTCGACCGCGAAAATTACGCGGCCTGGCACAACCTGGGTGCCGCCGCCTATGCGATGGGCGATCCCGAGCTGACCATGAGCTGCCATCTGGCGGCGTTTCACCTGAAGCCCGGCGACAAGCGGCTGATGGGTGATTATGGGCTGGCGATGCTGGCCGCCGGCGACTACCAGGGCGGGTTCCGCGCCAACGAGGGCCGCTGGGCCAACCTCTACAAGTTTCCGGTCTGGCATTTCGGCATCCCGCGCTGGCAGGGCGAGCCGATCGCCGGCACCCGCTTTCTGCTGCATCACGAGCAGGGGTTTGGCGACAGCCTGCAATTCGTCCGGTTTGCCCGACTGCTGCGCCAGCGCGGCGCGCATGTGACGGTCGCCGATCGGCCGGAATTGCTGCGCCTGTTCGCCGCCTCCGATCTCGCCGACGCGGTCATCGACTGGAAGGAATTGCATCGCAGCCGCGACAGCTTTGTTTTCGATTTTTGGTCGCCGATGCTGTCGGCGCCGGGGTTTTTCGAGCTGACCCCCGAGACGGTCCCGCCGGCGCCCTACCTGCGTTTGCCGGATAGCGCCGTAGCGCAGATCACCCGCAAGCGCGGCACCCGCCTGGCGGTCGGCATCGTCTGGGCCGGATCGACCCACCACGAGCTCGACCTCTACCGCTCGATGCCGTTCACCGCGATGCTGCCGCTGGCCGAAATCCCCGGGGTCAGCCTTTACTCGCTGCAATACGGGCCGCGCAGCGCCGACATCGCGGCGCACGGCGCCGGCCACGTCGTCGACGACCTGGCTCCGCTGATCGGCGACTTTGCCGATACCGGCGCGCTCCTGCGCCAGCTCGACCTGGTGATTTCGATCGACAGCGCGGTCGTCCATCTGGCCGGGGCGCTCGACGTGCCGTGCTTTGCCTTGCTCGCCCACCCGCGCTGCTGGCGCTGGCTGCGCGGCCGCAGCGATACGCCGTGGTACCGCTCGGTCAGCCTGTGGGAGCAGTCGCAGCCAAGCGATTGGGCCGAGCTGATCAACCGCGTGTCGCTGGCGCTATTGCCCGAGCCGGTCACCGTCTCCCGGCCGAGCCGGGTGGCCCCGGCGATCCCGCGCGACCCGGGTGACGCCGACGCCGTGGTTTCGGCTTTGGTTGCAGAGACTGCGGCGCAACGAAATCCGACATAAACGGCGATTTGACAACCGCCGGCGGCGGCGCCCGCAGCGCCCGCAGGCGGCTCGGGTGCGCCCGGAACACCAGCCGCTCACTGCCGCATTCGCGGCACGCGCCGCCGCCCGGCGTGGCGAGATGGCCCTTGCCGCACTCGCGGCAGAACCATTCGAGCGGCAGCATTGCCCATATCAATTTTGATATATTGACGAGGCGGGCCGATGCTGACGACGCGCACGGCGCCATCCTCGACACCCCCTTGCAAGATCTGCGGCGGCGATGCCCCGCTGTTTGGCGTGGTCGACTTCGCCAAGCAATGCAACAGCCTGCGCCCGGCCTTGTCGGGCACCCCGGTCTACTATCGCCAGTGCGGCCAATGCCGGTTCGTCTTTACCGACGCATTCGACAGCTGGTCGCTCGCCGAGTTCCGCGAGCGCATCTACAACGCCGAATATGACGCGGTCGACCCCGACTACCGCGACCGCCGGCCGCGCGCCAACGCCAACCTGATCGCCACCCGGGTCAAGCCCGGCATGACCTGCCTCGACTATGGCGGCGGCAATGGACGGCTCGCCCAATTGCTGCGCCAGCGCGGCTTCGACGCGCACTCCTATGATCCCTTCACGCCGGGCGAGGACGACTTGCCGGCCGGCATCTTCGGCCTGGTCAGCTGTTTCGAGGTGCTCGAGCACGTCCCCGACCCGCGGGCGACGATCGCCGCCCTCGCCAGCAAGATGTCGGCATCGGGTGTGGTGCTGTTCTCGACCCTGCTGATGCCGGACGATCAGGGCGTCGACTGGTGGTACCTGGCGCCGCGCAACGGGCATATCTCGCTGTTCTCACGCGCCGCTCTGGCGCTCGCCTGGCGCCTGGTCGGCTGCCGGGTCGGCTCGCTCAGCGACGACCTCCACATCGCCCGCTGGCACTGATCCGTAAGCGTCGCAGATCCGTTGCATCGTCGCCAGTTTGGCGGCGCTCTGCAGCCCGTAAAGACGATCGCCAAGCCGGAACCCCCAGTTCGGGTCCCTGCCGCTGCCGCGCAGCAAGGTCATGCGGTGACGACCAGCCGGAGCGGGTAGACCTTGGCCGGATCGACCGGCCAACCCTCGGCGGTCAGTCGGCAGCAGAAGTTCTCGACGTGAAGGGCGATTTCATCCTCGGTGCATTGCACCGGGCGGGTCAGCTTGACCGTCATCGTCGGCGTCGCGATGTCGGCGCGGATCTCCCACAGATTTTGATGTTCGGGCGCGGTGCTGAGCTTCAGCGTCGGTTTTCTGCGTCGCCACCATATCCCGCGGAAAGGTGTCATCATTGGATCACATCGTCGTCGTCAATCGATCGAGCCGGCCGGACAGCGAGATCAGCAACCCCATTCCGGCCTTTCAAGCCCAGGTGCATGAGGATTTTGCCCCAATCTGGGGCGTCGACGCGATCATCGATTTCTGTGGCCGCAACGAAAAGCTCTCGGTCGATGACTGGCCCCTGGTGGTGTACGACCACACCGACGTCGCCGGCGCCGGCGGCTATCACGTCGACCAGAAGGGTCGGGTTTCCGGCAAGGTGTTCTGGCTCGACGCCCTCAAATACGGGGTCAGCCCCACGGTCAGTCTCACCCACGAGGGATTGGAGATGCTGGCCGACCCGACGACCAGGACGCTGATCAACCTCGTCGGCCGCTACGCCGGGCTGCAATGCCTGCGCGAGGTGTGCGACGCGGTCGAAGACGACGCCCTCGGCTACTCCCGGCCCGGGGCCGACGGCAAGCCGGTGCGGCTCAGCGACTTTGTCGTGCCGGCCTATTTCGGCGAGCCGAACCACGGCAGCTGGGGGGCGGCGATGGATTTCCGCAGCCACCTGCCCGCGGGTGCGCTCGCCCCGGCGCTGACGAAGGGCGGCTATCTCGGCATCTACAACCCGACGACAAAGCGCTGGTCCCAGGTCAGCGACTTCGATCAGTCGGGTGCGCATTCCTATCGAGCGCTGCGTTCGGGGCGCACCACCTGGGCGGCGCAACAGGCGGCCTGAACCAACTTCAATTCCCTCACACCCCGAGCCACGGGGTCGTCGCGAGTCTCGAAGAGCCCTCCATCGGACCCGGTGGTCGAAAGACCCCCCCACTCGCGTCGGGGCGTGGCTGGCCGGGATCCGATGGAGTCCTTCACTCAGGCCAAGTCTCGATTTGCCTCTGCGTCGGCGGCAAAGCCAACGGAGCGTCCCGCTGCACTTGCTGCGCGCCGGCGTAGAAGCCGCCGCCGGCCTCGACCTGCATTTGCGGGGACCGCACCGTATGGGTGCAGCACTGGGCGGGCCCGGGATAGATCGGATGGAGTTCGGGCGGATTGAATATACGCGTCGCCTGGCTCAAATTCGCAATCCGCCACAACCCCGCTTCATCGGTGCGGATCAGCAATAGCTGGGCGATCGTCAGATCGTCATTCGGCAGACCCAGGTTCTTGAACACCACGCACAGATGAAAACTGTCGCCGTTACGGCGGGCCATGAGCAGGCCGGCCGGCTGCAGCGTATATTCGGTCGTCGCCGTCCGCTCGGTGAAACTGCCGGTCGTCGCCAGCATGGTGCGCTGTTCCGGCGTCAAGAGCCGCAACAGCAAGCCCCGCGCCCGCGTCGCGGCCGCCCCTGGCGGCGGCCAAACCGGCGGCCCGTCGATCCAGCACGGCCGCCAGCGCCGTCCTACCCGATGCCGGCGGCGTCCGACCCAGCTGACCGCACGCGCGAGCAAGCAGCCGATCGGAAAGCCGGCCGCGGCGCCGATCGCGACGAAGGACGGGTTCACCCGCCGGCGAGCTGCGGGATCGCCAGGATCTCGGCGACCTCGGCATCGAACACCGTCATCGCCTTCCCCGAACCATCGCTGACATCGACCATGCGATAGCCCCGCGCCCGATGCTGCGCGAACTCGGCGGCGGCGCGCCGCCGGCTGGCGGCGTCACGCGACCACTCGGCAATCGGGCCGTGCCCGCGGTGATCGAGCCGGTTCATCATTCCCATTTGGATTTCCCCCTGGTGGGTTGGAGCGCAGCCACCCTACCGCCACCAAGAGCGAGGATCAATTGATCGACGCACGCAAGTTCGCCAGGCCGAATATCAGCCCGGCAAAGAGCCAGCAGACCCATTATTTCCGCTTCGGCATGAACGATGCGGCCGGCATTGCCGCCGAGCTGCGCCGCTTCGCCGACGCCATCGAGCGCGGCGACTACCTGATGCAGAAGGTCCATTCCGGTGTCATTGCCGAAATCGCCGACTATTCAATGCAGGCGATCATGTTCGAGTTCGTCGAGAAAGAAACGCCGGCGACGCTCTACGGCGGCGACAGCCAGTTCCCGGTCGACGTCGCCCTGACCGCCGAGCAACAGCAGGCGACCGGCGAGCACAACGCCGTGGTCGCGGCCGGCGGCGAAACCTTCTTCGGCAGCGCTCGCCTCGATCAAGACACCGGGCGTCCAGCGCACGCCGCCTGAGACCATTCGGCCATCGTCAGCGCATGCTTGTGCCGGTTCTCCAGCACCAGCAGCGGCTGAAGGTTGGTGAAATGGCAGGCGCGCAGCAGCTGGGCGCGGTCGGTCAGGTCGAAGCGGACCAATGCCTCGACATGGTCGACCTCCCACAATGCCCCGTAATTCGCCCATGTCATCCCGTCGCGGAACTGGCCCTGCAAATGCGCCCGCAACTCCTCGACCGTGCAGCCGAGGTCGCGCACCGCCGAGCCCGATTTGATCTTGCCGCGGATGAGATGCGACATGTTACAGCGAAGGTTCCAGGCCACGCGGAATATCGCGTCGACCTTCTTTCGTCTGGCTTGGTTAGCTTTGATGTAGGGCGCCGATTGCGCCTGCAAGCAAACGACGCAGCGATAATTGCTGACCATGCGCTCGGCAATGTGGCCCTTCACACAGGCCGTTCCAGTTCGGTAGCGCGTCAGGCCAAGTCGCTTCGCATCAGCCCGCGAGATGATGCCGTCCGGTCGCAGGTCGACTAGGGGCTTCACGGCTGGGCGCCGGGCGTATCTGCGCGCGCTTTCTGATGAGCACTGAACGCATTTTGACTTCGCCACGAACCGCTCTGCCAGATGCCCTTTGGGGCAGCGCTTCCCTGAATAAAACCGTTTCAACCCGCGAGCCTTCGCCTCGCGCCGCGTGATTACGATCATTGACCTGCCTTTCGGCAGTCATTGAACCCGATCGGCAACTAAGTGTCGAGCAGCCCGACGACCTCAGGAGCCTCCCGGCCGAAGCCATTCCGGCTCGGTCAGTCAATCGCTCATTGCACTGATGGGCGATGCACGCTATAATGGAGGTTTGTTTGAGCCATTACAACTTTGGCGCTGGTTCTGCATTCGCCCGCCGCACCGACACTGCCACTGCCGTCACCAAGCCGAGCTTTCTCGGCGTGCTGCAGGAGCTGACCCTCAACGTCGACCAGACGCTGAAAGAGCTGCAGGGCCAATACAAGCTGCCGGTCGACATCGCCCCGGCGCAGATGAAGATCACCGGCACCGCCAAGTTCGCCCGGGTGCAGGCCGACACGATCTACAACACGATCCTGGGGCAAGAGGTCACCGAAGCCACCGGGTCGGGCTTCGACATGGCGATCGCCGAAGCCCACACGCCGACGACCACGGCCTTGACCGTGACCAATGCCGGCGCCTCCTTTGTCGAGGACATGGGCGTCTTCTATCACCTCACCGGCATCCAGCTGACCCCGGTGACCGGCGCCCCCGGCACCGGCTCCTATGCCTCCGGCAGCGGCACCTATGCGATCGCCGCCGGCGATGCGAGCGTGGCGCTCGATGTCTACTACACCTTTGCCGTCAGCTCGCTGACCCAGCTGACCATGGCCAATGTGCTGATGGGCGAGGGGCCGCAATTCGAGCTGCTGTTCGCCAACACCTATTCGGTCCAGGGCACTCCCAAGAAGTTCAACATCAAGCTCAATCAGTGCCGCGCCTCGAAGGTCAACTTCCCGTTCAAGAACGTCGATTACACTATCATGGACCTCGAATTTCAGGCCTTCGGCGACAGCGCGGGCAATTGGGGAGTTTGGGCGCTAACCGAGTAAAACTTCCACCTTGTAGATTGACGCCGCCGGCATCGTGCCGGCGGCCTTTTCTTTGCCAGCCACGGAGGGATCATGGCGCTTGCCAACGGACACGACGACACCGCCCCGACCGAGCCCAATAAGCTGCTGCTCGACGGCTCCACGCCGACGATCCGGCTGGCCGAGAAGGACTGGCCGGTGCCGCTGCTGGCGCCGAAGCAAAACCGCGTCGTCGGCCCGGCGATCGTGCGCGTCATGGATCTGCTGCGCAAACTGGTCAGCGAGCTCTACGCCGAATTGACCCCGGAGCAGGTCGAGCAGTTCGGCGGCGAACAGCAGACCAAGAACCGGCTGTTTCAGACGCCGCTCCTGGTCAGCCGCTTCATGGTCGCTGGCGCGCAGGGCTTCGACGATCTGTGCACCGCGGTCTATCACGCGCTGACCCGGGCGCATCCGGGGCTGACCCGCGACGAGTTCGACAACATGCCGGTGACGACGCTCGAGCTGATCCAGGCCTCGGGCATCATCGCGCAGCAAACCGGGTTGATGCAGCGGCCGGCGGCGGCGGCTGCGCCGGAAAACCCTTCGCCGGCCCCGGAAGGGGCGACGGCGACGGACTCCCCGACTGGGACCGCATCATCGCCCGAGTGATTCGCTACGAAAAGGGCCGCTGGGAAGATTGGGAGCACGATCTGACGGTGCCGCGGCTGACCGCAATACAAGACGGTTGGCTCGAGTGTCCGCCGGTCGATCTCTTGGTCGCGGCTTACCTGGGCTACAAGCCGCCCACGAAGGAAGCCGATCCGCTGGAGAATTTCATGCTGGCATTTCCGAGCGGCAAGATCGGCGGCGGTGCTGTGGCAATGCCCGGATGAGCCCGCCGCCGCTGCGCCTACCGTGCAAGACCTGCCAGGGTGCCGGCACCGTGCCGCGCACTTCTGGGCTGACTGCCGATGGCCAGCCGATCACCAAAGACGCGACGCCGGTCGACGGCTTTCCGGCGACCTGCGGCACCTGCCAGGGTTCGGGTTCGGTGCCCGATCCGGGCCCGGCCGCCGAGACGGCCAAACCGGCCCCGACCGACTACGGCTGCTACTGATCCAACTGCGTTCCTGAAAACCTGACGAGAGGAGTCCGGCCATGCCCGATGACGTCCTCTCCGTCCGAATTGTCGCCGAACTCGACAATTACACCAGCCAGATCCGCGCCGCCAAAGACGAGATAAAGGGGCTCGAAGCCGAGGTCCGCAGCCTGCAGGGGTTTTTGAAGGATGCGGCACCCGGCAATACCTCGTTTACCGGTCTCACTGCTGAACTCGATCGGGTTAACGAACGGCTCGTCGTCACCAAAGCCAATCTTGCCCAACTGCAGGCGTTGAAGGCCGGCGGCGACGCCGGCGCCGGGCTCGAGAAGATGGCCCAGGCAGCGACCTGGACCAGCCAATCGGTGCGCGAGGCGATCGGCGCCAGCAGCGGGCTCGACAGTGTCTTGAAATCGGCGGCGGCCTCGGCGGCGGTGTTCGGCACCACCGCCGGGGCGGCGGCGACCAGCATCGCCGAAGGCATCGAGAGCCAGAACGTCGCCATCCGGCGCACCGCGATCGCCACCGCCGAGGCCATCGCCAACGTCACCGGGCTCGGTGCGGTGACCAAATCGGCCGAGAGCAGCGCCGCGGTTTTTGCCCAGGTGATGGGGGTCCAGGCCGCCAACGCCAAAGCCTTGCGCACGGCGATGGCCGATGCCGGCGCGGCGACAATGGTCAGCCAGGTGGCGACGCGCGACGCGATCGCCGCGGCGACCGGGCTCGACCACGAAGTCAAATCGGCGGCCGATAGTGCCGTTGTCTTCAGCGGGGCACTCGGCATCGGCGCCGAGCGGGCGCGCGCTCTGCGCACGGCGATGGGCGAGCTCGAAGAAGGCAGCAAAACAACCGGCGCCGGGTTTACCGGCGCCAACCTCGAACTGAAGCACTTTATCGGCGGGCTCGACGAATTGAGCCGCCATCAGACGGGGGCGTTCTTTGCCACCCTGGGCGCCGCTGCACGCGATAGCGGATTGCTGGCGAAAGGGCTGCAAGCGATCACCCTCGACGGCATTGTCGCCGCGAGCCAGATTGGCATCATCGGCGCCGCTTTGGCGGTGTTTGCCTACGACGCCTATCAGGCCGGGCAGACCGTCCGCGACAGCGTGGGCAGCATTGCGCTGCTTGGCCAGGCGACGCCGGCGACCAATCGCCAGGTTGAGGGCGAACAGCATGGTTTGATCCATGACTACGGCGAGGGCTTTTCCAGCTCCCGCGCGATCATCACCGCATTCAACGAGATCGACGCCAGCGCCACCCATCTGCGGCCACAGCTGATCCAACTGACTGAAGCGCTGGCGGCGTTTCTCAACATTTCGACCAAAGACGCCGCGAAGGAACTCGCCAAGGCCTTCGAGAGCTCCGAAGGCGCCATCAAATTTGCCGCGCATATCCAGGCGATCAGTCCGGTCCTGGCGCAGCACCTGCACGACATCGCGGCCGCCGGCTCCGAAGAACAGGCGTTTGACCAGGTTCTGGCCGCGCTGAGCGAGCGGTTCGGCGTCGCCGGCGCGGCCGCGGCGAAGTTCGATGCGCAGATGCTGCGCCTCTACGGCACGACCAAGGACGCATGGGACCCGGTCTCGCTGCTGGTCAGGGGCGCAATCGAGCTGGCCGCCGCGTTCAGTCAGGTCAAGGCCCCGGACCTGGCCAAGGTGTCAGCCGCACTACCGCCGGAACAGAAGGCCGGCGAGATCGCCGAAGTCAAGCTGACCCCGGAGGAAGATCGGCGCGCCACCCTGCAGGAGCAGATCAACAACCTGAAGCGGGCCGAAGTTTCGATTACCCACGACATCGCCGCGGCCGACGCCAAGACGGCGGCCGGGCAGGCGAAGTTGCTGGTGGATCTCTACGATCTGTCGCGCAACCGCGAAGCCCAGGCGAATGCCGCGGTCGCGGCCGCGCATATTGTCGGTGCTGCCGACGAGCAAGAGCACCAACGGCGCATGGCCCAGCTCGCCGGCGAGATGCAGCAGGCGCAATCCGATGCGCAACGGCGCGTTGCCATCGCCCAACAGGAGTATGAGGAGACTCGCGCCTTTGTCACCGGCAAGCTGGCTCCGGTCGTCGGCGCGATGCCGGCTTACAAGCAGGCCGGCGACGATCCCACCGTCATCGCCTCCGCCAATGCTGTTGCCGAAGCCAAGCGGCATTTGGCGATCGAGACGGCGCAAATCCAAATCGACAATGAGCGAGCGAGCGTTGCCGAGGCCGAGCGCGGTGCGGACGCGCGGGTTGAGGCCGAACGCCGGGTGGTGGCGATTTGGCAGCAGATGCAGGCCCAAGGCTTGGCCAGCGCGCGCGAGGTCGCTACGGCGCAGGTGCAGCTGGCCAGCGTCATCCGCCAGGTCAACGATCAGCAGTTCCGCGACTACGAAGCGAACTCGCGGCAGCAAGTAGAGCAGGCCAGGGGCGACGTCGCCAAGATCAAGGCGATCTATGCCGATCTCGCCAATGCGGCGCAGAACCGGTTCCACCAGAACCCGTCGGTCGTCACGGCCATCGACACCGAGGGCATCAAGGCGCAGCAGCAGGCGCAGCAAAAACTGCTCAGCGACGAAGAGAACGTCGCCAGCGGCTATGCGCACATCAATCAGATGCGGCTCGACCAGGCCAAGGCGGCGCTGGATCAGGAGGTCGCCCAGCACAAACTTTCCAAAGTTCAGGAGCTGCAGGCCGAGCAAAACCTGACCGCGCAGATGGCGGCCGAGCAGGAAAAGCGGCTCGAGAAGATCCTCGCCACCGACGCCGCCACCCTCGACGACAAGATCAAGATCAACACCCAGATCGCCGAGCTCGAGGCGCAGACCGCGGCCAAGCTGGAAGAGGACCAGGCCAAGATCACCGAGGCGGTCGAGGCCGAGAACAAGAAACAGGTCGCCGCCTTCACCGAGGCGTTCGACCAGATCGGTTCGGCCTTCGACAGCTCGATCAAAGGCCTGATCGACGGTTCGATCCACGCCTCGACGACGTTGACCGAGGTGCCGCACCAGCTGGCCAACGGCTACATTGCCTACACCCAGACGATGGTGCAGCAGACCGCGCTGCAGGCGGCGGCGCTGAAGGTGCTGCAGGCGGCCGAGAGTGCGACGATCGACGCCGTCCTCAAGGTCGGCAGTCAGGCGCTGGCCGGCTGGCTGGCGCCGATGGTCGGGCAATCCTTTGCCCCGGGCGAGACGCCGTCGATGTCGGGCCTGCTCGGCAAGATGGTCGGCGGGCTGTTCGGGCTCGGAACCCAGCACGTCACCGACACCTCGGTACAGACGGCGATCGGCAAACTCAACGTCGACGTCAACAGCCGGCTCGACAAGCTGGCCCAGCTGCTGGCGGAGAAGCAACAGGCGATCGAGACCCCGGCCCCGGCGGCGGGGGCAGCGGCGCCAATGGCGCCGGCCGGCTATGGCACCGGGCTCAGCGCGCCGGGGCTCAACATCAGCCCGCAAGCCGCCAGCGAGATCGCCGCCTCGCCTTACTCGCCGCAGGAAAAGGCGCTGGCCGCCGCGCTGATGGGCGGCGAAGCGCACGACTTCAACCAGATCGTCGGCGGCAAGCAGACCTTCGACCTCAACGGGCCGCAGCCGAACATCGAAGGCCTCCCGGGCAGCCATGCCTTTGGCGGCTTCCAATTCCAGCCCGGCACTTACGATGCGGCCTCCCAGCTCGCCGGAATCAGCTCCAACAACGTCACCGCCCAGGGGCAGATCTCCGCCGAGGTCGAGTGGGCGCGCAAGATTTTCAGCCAGAACACCGGCGGCCAGAATCTCGACGCGGCGCTGGCCGGCGGCAACCTCGCCCAGGTCAAGCAGGCGCTGGCCGGCGAATGGCCGGGCGGCACCAATGCCGGGTTCCAGAGCCGCTACGACCAGGCCCTCCACCAATTCAGCGGCGGTGCTGCCGGCGGCCAGCCGATCCCGGTCAGCATCGACAAGGTGTCGGGCGGCGATCTGCCGTCGACGGCCTCGGGCGCGGTCCCGGTCGAGCCGGCCACCCCGCCGACGCAGACGACGACGGTACCGCCAGCACCTGCCCCCGCGCCATCGCCCTACGCCGCCTCACCGCCCGGCATGGAAAGCGGCCTGCTGGCCCCTGGCGCGGGCACCAGCGGGTCGGACATCCCGCAGCTGCTGTCAGGCGGCCATGTCGACTCCGCCGGCCTGGCGCTGCTCCACGCCGGCGAGACGGTGGTTCCGGGCGGGGCGGCGACCGCATCGGCGATTTCGGCCGGCGGCGGCGGCGCGGCCGCGGCGGCCGATCCGGCCAACACCGCGGCGACGACCGTAAACACCGGGGCGCTGCAGAGCCTGACGACGTCCTTCGGCGAATACCTGTCGCGCTCCTGGGAAGGGATCAAGGAAGGCGGAGCGGCGGTCGGCGGCGCCTTCACCGGCACCGCGCAAAACTACCTCGGCCAGGAAAACCAGCTGCTCGCCGGCAACATGTCGGCCGGCGATCTCGCCGGCTTCGTCACCCAGCACATCGCCGGTGCGGCACCGGGCGGCAGCCTGAGTTCGGGGATCCGGCTCGGCGGCCCATACGAGCTCGGCGGCTATTCGATCCCGGGCTCGACCCCGATCGCCCCGTTCGAGCACATGGGGCCGGCGCCCGATCAAGCGCTGCAGGATGTTCGGCAGCAGCTGATCGAGCAGCTCGGCAACCGGCCGACGCCGGATGCCGGCGCTGCGAACAAGCCGGTTTCGGTCGACATCCAGCAGGTCCGCGGCATCACCGTGCCGACCACCGCGCAAGGCGGCCTGCCGGTGGCGCCGCCAACCCCGCCGGCATCACTGTCGGACCGCTACGGCGGGCTCGCCGCCGGCGGCGCTGCGGCCGGGTCCGCGGGCCTCGCCGGCTATGCGCTGCTGCAAAGCGGCGCGCCGGTCGCCACCGGGCCGCCGCCCGATCTGTCGGTCGGCGGGGCGATCGACGCCGCCCTGGCGCAGACCAAAGCTGCCAGTTTTGCCGCAGCCCCGGCCGGCTTCGAGAGCGGCTTGCCGGCCGAGGCCGGCAGCCAGCTCACCACGGCGATCGCACAACTCCCGACCCAGCTGGCCGACAGCCTGAAGGCGTCCGGCACCGAAATAGGAGGGGCGATCGGCACCGCGGTAAAAGCGGCAAACCAGGATCTCGTCAGTGGCCTCGGCACCGATGCGGCGGCGGTGCGCGAGGGGATGAACGCCGCGACCAGTCTTTCGGACAACCTCGCAAGCACCCGCTCGAGCCTCGATTTCGACCGCAGCAGCCTCGACCAGGACGTCAGCAGCGTCGGCACGAATACTGCCGCAGTCACCGCCAACACCGCCAAGCTCGGCGATGTGTCGAGCAGTCTGGGCACGGCGGCCGCCGCAGCGCCGACCGCAGCGCCGACGGCAGCCGCAGCGGCGGCCAAGGACCCGACCACCCAGGCAATCGCCGACACCTCGCCGGTCGTCTCCGAGGCGCAGCAGATCGGCGGGCTGTTCCCGAACAGCCCGATCGAGGCGGCGATCACCGGCGTCTCCAAACTGTTCGGCGTCATCGCCGGGCTGCCGAAGGCGCTGGCCGGCCTCTCCGACCTCAGCGGCATCGGCGGCAGCACCGCCAGTGTGGCGACCACCGCCAATAATCTGGCGACCACTGGAAATACCGCGGCGACGCTGACCAACAGCGCCGCGCTGGAGACAAATTCGGCCGCCAGCGGCGGCCTGCTGAGCGGGCTCGGCAGCCTCTTGATGTCGCCGTTCAAATTGCTCGGCGACCTGATCAGCCCGATCACCAGCCTGTTCGGGCTCGGCTCGAGCAGTTCCGGCGGCTTGTTTTCCGGCCTCGGCAAAATGTTCGGCTTCGGCGGCACCGACGAAGCGCCGCTGACGCCTGGGGTCAACGGCGCCTTTCAGGGCGGCGATGTCGGCTCGGTCCTCGACTCGATGGGCGTGGCGGCGGCACCTGCCGCCGCCAAGGAAGCGGCCTCCAGCACCAGCAGCGGCGGGCTGTTTTCCGGCCTGTTCGGCGGCGATTCGAAGGCCAACCCCGATCTTCTGATCGGCCCGACCTATGAACAGGCGCAGGCGCAAGGCCTGTTCAACCAGCCCAATCTCAGCCTCGCCCAGCTGGATGCCGCGCGCGGGCCCGACCTGCCCGGCACGCCGCTGCTGGGCAGCAATAAGCCCGGCTATTTCAGCCCCGAGGCAGCGACCAACCAGTTCGGCTACGATCCCGGCGCGGGGCTGTCGACCGGGTCAAGCGGGCTGACGCAGCTCGACTCGGCGGCGCAAAAGGCCTCGTCGAGCCTGGGATCGACCGCTTCGAGCGCAGCGCAGAGCGGCAGCGCGCTCGCCACCACCGGGACGGCAGCAACCACAGCCGGCGCCGGGATGACCACGGCTGGCGCCGGGGCGACGACCGCCGGCGCCGGGATGACCACGGCGGGGGCCGGAGCGACCACTGCCGGCGCCGGCATGACCACTGCCGGGACGGCGGCAACCACGGCCGGGGCGGAATTTGCCACGGCCGGCACCACGGCCAGCGCGGGCGGCGTGGCCGGGACCGTTGCCGGGATCAAGCCCGGCTCACTGTCCTATCCGGGACTCTACGACGACAAGTCGATGATGGCGGAGCTGTTCCCGACCACCCACGGACAGCTTCCTCCGATCGGCTACGGGATGCCCGGCATGACGCCGCCGGGTACCCAGATGACCGGTCTCCTGCCGGGCTCGCCGGAAGCGATGACCGCATGGGAGCACAACTACGCCTACGGCCTGTCCAGCCAGGTGCAAAGCGGCCAGATGACGCTTGGCGGGGTCAACACTGATCTTACCCGCATCAGCGGCGGTGCGGTCGGCCCGATACCCGGCTTGGCCGGCAGTTCGGCGACCGGCCCGGCGGCTCTGCAGCAGCTCGGCTCATCGGCACAAAAGGCTGCGACCGATCTCGGCTCGACCGCGTCGAGCGCGGCGCAAAGCGGCACTGCACTCAGCACCACCGGCACCGCAGCAACCACTGCCGGGACCGGGATGACCACGGCGGGTGTCGGCGGGACGACCGCCGGGACCGGGATGACGACGGCGGGCGTCGGCGCCACCACGGCCGGCGCCGGCATGACCACCGCCGGAACCTCGGCGGTCACCGCCGGGGCCGAATTTCAGACTGCCGGCACGACCGCGGCAGCGGGCGGTGCGACCAGCGCGCTGGGCGGCGCCGGCGGACTTGGCGGCTTGGGCGGTGCTGCCGGCGGCGGCGGCATCTTCGGGATGCTCGGCAACCTGATCATGATGCCGTTCAAGCTGCTCGGCTCGGTCCTGCAAATGCCGGGGCAGCTGCTCGGCGGGATCTTCGGCGGCGGCAGCGGCGGATCGAGCGGCGGCCTGTTCGGCGGCCTGTTCGGCGGCGCTGCCGGCGGGGCTGCCGGCGGCGGCGGCGGCATCTTCGGAATGCTCGGCAGCCTGATCCAAATGCCGTTCAAGCTGCTCGGCAGCGCATTGCAATTGCCGGGGCAGCTCCTCGGCGGGATCAGCGGCGGGATTGGCGGCGGTGCCGCAGCAGCCGGCGGCGCGGTAGCGGGCGGCGCTGGCGCCGCCGCCGCCAGCTCGGCCCCGGTCGTCGCCGCAGTCACCGCCGGGACCGCCAGCAATGTCGCCGGCCACGCCGCCAATGTCGCGGCGACCGGCGCCGATACCGCAGCGACCACCGTCGGCGCCGCCAGCAATGTCGCGGTCACCACCGGCGGCACCGCCGCCAATGAGGCCTCGACCCTCGCTCAGACCGCCGCCACTACCGCGTCGCAGACGACCAGCTCGACGCTGATCGTCGCCGCGATCGACATCCAGACCATCACGCCCAAGCCGTTCGGCTTCGACACTGGCGCCTGGGAAATTCCGGGCGACATGCCGGCCATCATCCACAAGGGCGAAATGATCATCCCGGCGGCGCAGGCCGGCTATCTGCGCACCGCCTTGCAGGGCGCCCCGACCGCGCGCGGCAGCGCCCGCGCCATGTCGCCGACCGACGCGCTGTTCTCGATGAAGGCGCAGTCCAACAGCTCGGCGCCGGTCGGCATGCGCGAGGGCCTGGCCAGCATCTCGGCGCTGTTCTCCAATATCCCCAAACTCGATGTCGGCGCCTGGGACATCAGCCACGACCTGGTCGCCAACATCCACAAGGGCGAGGCCGTGGTCCCGGCGGCTTTTGCCGGCGAGGCGCGCGCCCGCGGCTTTGGCCTCGGCGGCAACACCACCAACAACCAGGCCGGCGGCGACAGCCAGGTCCACCTGAATTTCGCCCCGACGATCAACGCCCCCGAGGCGATGGGGCTGAACGCCCTGCTGACGCGCGAGGGCGACACGATGAAGGCATGGCTGCAAAACGCCTACCGCAATGGCTCGCTGAAGCTGCGCTCGTGAGCCCGCAACCGCTGCCCGATGTGACGCTGGTCACCATCGACAGCGGCGTCGCCCCGGAATTGACCCGACTGGCGATCGCCGACACGCTGCGGCAGGTGACGCCCTTTGAGGTGATCTCGCGCTGGGATGCGCCGGCCTCGCTGCTCGGCGTCTTCGACGCGCTGTGGCGGACCTGGCCGCAGGTGCGCACCAGCCACGTCCTCTACATCGAATATGACGGCTGGGTGGTCGACGGCGCGGCCTGGCAGCCGGACTGGCTCGACTATGACTGGATCGGGGCGCCGTGGCCGTGGCAGCCCCGGCACCAGGTCGGCAATGGCGGGTTTTCGCTGCGCTCGCGCCGGCTGCTGCGGTTTCTGTGCGGCCGGGCCCAGCGCGGCACGCCGGAAGACGAGCTGGTCTGCCGCTACTACCGGGCGGCGCTCGAGCGCCACGGCTTTGTCTGGCCGCCAGCCAATGTCGCCGCCGGCTTCGCCTTCGAGCGCGACCCGCCGCGGCCGAGCTTCGGCTTCCACGGCGTCTTCAATTTCCGCCATGTGCTCGATGCCGAGCGGCTGGCCGAGCGCAAGCGGCTGGCCGGGCCCTATGTGCGGGCGAAGCCGCAATGGGCCGAGCTCGAGGCCGCAGGCATACGGGCTGGGGCGTGAGGATCAAGCTGCGCCGCACCGGCGCCTTGGGCGACGTGCTGAACACGACGCCGATCGTGCGCCGGCTGCATGCCGAATACCCGGAAGCCATGATCGGGGTCGAGACGGAGCACGGCTACGTCTATGCCGGCAACCCGCACATCGCCGGGCTGACGGTGGCGCCGGCGCGATGTTTCGACCGGGTCATCGAGCTCGACATGGTCTACGAACGCGATCGCCGGATGCACCAGGTCGCAGCCTTCATGCGCGAGGCGTTTGGCGACACCGCCGGCGACCGCTCGATCTGCCTCGCTTACGAGGACGCGGCGGTGCCGTTTGCGGTGGCCTATCACCGCGCCGTGGTGCTCCACCCGGCGTGCTCCTGGCCGAACCGGACGCTGCCGGCCGCATGGTGGCAGCGGGTCGCCAATCTGCTGGCGGTGGCCGGCAAGCAGGTCGTCGTCACCGGCACCGTTTACGACCATGCGCTGACCGGTCCGCTGCTCGATCTGCGCGGCCGGCTGCCGCTCGCCGGGCAGGCCAAATTGATCGCCGGCGCGCAGGCGTTTTTGTGCTCGGATTCCGGGCTCTTTACGCTGGTGGGTGCGACCGAGACGCCGGCGGTCGGGCTGTGCACGATCACCCGGGCCGAGTATTTCATGCCCTATCGGCATGGCGAGCTCGGCTGGAACTTCACGCCGATCGCGACGCCGATGCCGTGCTACGGCTGCGGCGGCGACGAGCCGCCGAACCAGTATTTCGACTGCCGCCGCGGCGACAATGCCTGCACCGCCTCGTTCGAGCCGGCGCTGGTGGTCGAGCAGGTGCTCGCGGCGATCCGCTTCGATCAGCGCTGAGGGCAGCGATGAGCCCGCCCCTGGCGCTCAGCGGCAGCTGTCAGGGCGGCGGCCAGGCACGCGGCGGGATCGAGGCCGCCTGGGCGCTGGCGGGCCGCGGCGAGGCCGCGGCGCCGATCCACGGCAAACTCGCCTTTCAGCTCAATCTGCCGCAGTTGGCGGACCCGCCGATCCTGCCGGAGCTGGTCGGGCTCGGCTATGACTGGATCAAGCGGCCGCACGTCGCGATGGGGGTCTCGAGCCATGTCTCGGGCCGCGAGGCCCGGGTGCAGTATTTCCCCTATCCGATCTGGCAGTGGGACCTGACCTACGACGTGCTGCGCCTCGGCGGGTTCGGTTCGGACCCCGGCGCATTTCAGAAACTGCTCGGCTTCGTCACTGCAATGCAGGGCTCGCTGCGCGGGTTTCTGTTTCGCGATCCCGATGACTGCATCGTGGTCGACCAGGAGATCGGCACCGCCGACGGCACGCTCAAAAGCTGGGAGCTGGTGCGCACCTACGGCTATGCCGGGCTGGGCTTCCTCGGCACTGAGCCGATCGGCTATCTCGATCGGTACGGGACGCTCGGCCAGCCGTTCCGGGTCTATCTCGACAATGTGCTGCAGCTCGCCTCGACCTATTCGCTCGACCGCCGGGTCCTCGGCCAGCAGCTGCTGGTGTTCGATACCGCCCCGGCCGCCGGCCAGGTCATCGCCGTCGACATGGGCTACTGGTACTCGGTCCACCTGGCGATGGACCCCTACGATTTCGACAAGTTCGCCGACTCGTTCTGGACCCTCAAAAAGCTGACGCTGACCAGCGTGCCGGCGGCGACGCCGTTTTCCGGCAAGACCCTGCCGCCGCCGCCGCCGCCGCCGCCGCCACCGCCACCGCCACCGCCGCCGCCACCCGGCGGCATCGTCATCGTCGCCGCCGCGGATTCGCCCAGTGGCGACGTCGCCGCACCGGCCGGGCCGCTCGGCCCGTTTGCGATCAGCGCCAAGAACACCACTCTAGGGCCGGGGCCGACCGGGCTGACGACCTCGGTGCCGACCGTCGTCGTCGCCTTCATCTGCGCCTTGGAGACCGCCGAGGTCAGCGGCGGCAACGCCTTTACCAGCGGGGTGTCGGGCTCCTCGCTCGGCGCCTTCACCCAACGCGCCTCCTATGGTCAGGATCCGACCAATGCCGGGCTGTTCCCGCCCGGTTTCGGTGCGGTCGAGATCTGGTACGCGATCGCCCCCGGCGACCTGACCGAAGAGATCGTCACCGTCGGCTACGCGGGCGGCTGCGCCGCGGCATTGACCCAGGTCTACGCCTTTTCCGGCGTCAACATGGCCGATCCGTGGACTGCGAACGGTTCGCTGCCGACCTTCGCCAGCAACCCAAGCATCAGCGATGTCGTGCCGACGAAAACCGGGATCAGCACCGACGAGCCCGGCATGGTGCTGTCGTTGCTCGGCTCCTGGCTCGGCCCGTTCGTCAATGCCGGCGACTACGGCTGGGATCCGATCCTTCCCGGCCTCGCCTCCGGCGGCTTTGCCAGCCAGGTCTTTGTCGGCATCGCGATGTCGGACAGCATCTGCAAATTGCCGACCGCCGGGCCGCAAAGCGACATCACCGCCTTGAACTACAGCACTGCCCACCCGTGGTGGCTGATGCTGGTCGATGCATTGCGTGCGGCATAAAGCGAGGCGGCGATGACCCTGCTGGTGTTCCCGCCGTTCAGCAAGAACCTCGGCTACGACTGGGTCAAACGGCTGAAGAACTCGAACTCGGTGCAGCCGCATGTCTCGGGCCGCGAGGTCAGGATCGGCTACTGGGAGTTCCCGCTGTGGGAGTGGGACCTGATCTTTGACGTGCTGCGCGACGGCGGCACCGTCGGCACCGATCCCGACGCGCTCAAAAAGCTGCTCGGGTTCTATCTCGCCAACGCCGGCTCGCTGACCCCGTTCGTCTTTCAGGACCCCGACGACTGGTATGTCAAAGGCCAGCTGCTCGGCACCGGCGACGGGGTCAATTCGACCTTTCTGTTCGTGCGCACCTATGGCTACGCCCCGGCCGGCTATATCGGCACCGAACCGGTCGGCTATGTCGATTTCCAGAGCGCGCTCGGCGTGCCGTTCGTCGTCTATGTCGACGGCGTCGCCCAAACCCTGACCGCCGATTACACCCTCGACGGCACCCCGGTGGCGATGAAGGTGATCTTCAACGTCGTGCCGGGCAGCGGCCAGGTCGTCACCTGCGACATGGCCTACTGGTATTGGGTCCGCTTCCAGAGCGACACCCAGGAGTTCGTCAAGTTTTCGTCGACCTTTTGGGCAGTGAAGAAGCTGACCCTGCAGAGCCTGCGCGACTGAAATTCACGCGCGGCGAAAAGCAACCGGATTGCTGAAATCCGCCTCCCACCGCAACTATTTTACCGGAACCCCCCCGATGCGCGACGCGAGCCCTGCCTTGCTGGCGTTCCTGGCGTCGCGCCAGCCTTGCCTCAAGGCCGATCTGTTTACGATCTCACTGCTCGACGGGACGGTGCTGACCTGGACCGACTTCGATCAGTCGCTGAGCCTCGGCAACACCACCTGGAGCGCCAAGGGCCCGTTGCTGGCGCGCACCTCCTGGTCGGTCAAGAACACCGTCGAAGTGCCGGAGATGGAGATCGCCCTCGGCGCCAACGACACCGACCTGATCAACGGCAAGAACATCAAGACCCAGATCCACAACGGCATCTTCGACGGCGCCCGGGTCGAGCTCGACCGCGTCTTCATGCCGACCGCCGGCGACCTCTCCCTCGGGCTGGTGGTGCTGTTCGTCGGCCGCATGTCGAAGGCCCAGATCACCGCCGTCGGCGCCACCCTGACGGTCAAGGGCGACAACGTCCTGATGAACCAGATGGTGCCGCGCAACGTCTACCAGCTGACCTGCCTGCACACCTTCTGCGACCCCGGCTGCGCGCTCAACGAGGACACCTATACCGACGCCTATGTCATCGCCAGCGCCTCGGCCAATTTCCTCAACTGGACGATAGCGCCCCCCTTTGCCGCCGCACTCTACAATTACGGCAAGGCGACGATGATCTCCGGCATCGCCGCCGGTCAGATCCGCAGCATCAACAACACCAGCGGCGCCGGCGTCCAGCTCGTCTACCCGCTCTACGACATCCCGCAGGCCGGCGACATCTTCTATCTGCTGCGCGGCTGCGACAAAGCCTATACCGACACCTCGGGCCAGTCCTGCGGCGACTTCAACAACCAGATCCACTTTCGAGGATTCCCGTTTGTTCCGCCCCCACAAATGGCGGGGTAAATCAATAGGTTAGCGTCTTTTTGCCACCCCGGCAAGAGCTGCTTTGCGCGCGCGTTCGGAGCGTTCCTCGGGGGTCGATGCCGCCAGCCGGCCGGCGGTGATTTTACGGCCGACTGCAGCACGCTCCTTGGCGTCGCGCGCATCCCATTCGGCCTTGGATCGGGCTCGGGCTCGTTCCGTGCGCTCTTCCGGTGACAGCCCATCCCACCACCGCGCGATTGCCTCTCGGTTTGCCAAATAGACATCGCGCGAGATGACGTGACCCGGTTTGAACTGCGTCACGGCCATGCGTCGGCGTGCATCTGGCGAGAAGTTCTTTGGTACGCCCTTCTGCGTTGCCGAGCTCTTCGCTTTGCTTGCTGCAGATTTCGGCCGCCCCTTCTGGAGGCCCGAGATCAGCGCGCGGGTCTGGGCGCTGGCGAATTGCAGGCCGTTGCCGCCGGCGGTCTTGTTGATCAGGGCGATGCCTTCGAGGCGATAGGTTTCGATCCAGCGGCGTTCGGCGGCGATGCGGTCGCCCCGGCCGGTTTCGAGGACGACCATGCGCGGCCGATAGCCGAGGTCCTTCTTGTGCTCGCGGAGCCGGCGGCGGCAGTCATTGGTCACGCCGACATAGAACGGCCGGTCGCGCGGATCGTGCAGGGCATAGATGGACCATTGCCGCATTCAGTGAGGATAGAGGCATTGAAGCTGCGCTGCTATGCACTCGACGACTATCCGATGCCGATCGCGCCGGCGCGGGTGCGGCGCGACTGGATGGACGCGAACCATCATGCTTATCACTGCCTGCCATTGGCGATCGCCAACACCGCCGGCTGGGAACTGTCATGCCCGGCGGCGCTCGAGCTCGAGTGGAACGGGGGCCCGGCGGCTTCCGACCTTGCGGTCAGGGCGCTGACGCCGCTGCCGGGCGGACGGCCGATCGGCTATTTCTGCCATTCTCATTTCACTCACGGCATCGTCACCTTTTTCCCGAGCTATCTGTTCGCCACCGAGCCGGGCTGGGATCTGGCGGTGTCGGGTCCGTTCAACCAGCCCAAGGACAATGCCTGTCCGCTGACCGGCATCGTCGAGGCCGACTGGCTGGCCTACCCGTTCACGATGAACTGGCAATTGCTGCGCCCCGGCACCGTGCGGTTCGAGGCCGGCGAGCCGTTCTGCCTGATCTTTCCGCTGCAGCTCGAAGCCCTGGCGCAGACGCGGGTCGAGATCCTGCGGCTGGCCGACAATCCGGCGCTCGCGGCCGAGCACCGGGCGCTGCGCGAGGCGCGCGAGCGAGCCTGGCCGCAGCGGCAGAGCTCCTATTTCTTCGGGCGGCATGGCGATGGCCGGCCGGCCGCACGGCATCGCGGCCGGCTGCGCCTGGCCGAGCCGGTCGATCGGCGCGCCGAGGTGCCCCGAGGTACCGCGATGTACCCCGCGGTACCAACCGGGAGGGCATCATGAGCGAGCTCGAGCGGCAGCAGCGCCAGGCGGTGGTCGACGAGGCCCGGAGCTGGATCGGCACCCCGTTCCGGCATTGCTGCATGGTCAAGGGCAAGACGGGCGGCGCCGATTGCCTGATGCTGATCATCGCGGTGTTTTCGGGCGTCGGGGTCTTTCCGTTTTACGACCCGCGCCCCTACCCGACGCAATGGCATCTGCACCGCGACGACGAGCGCTTCCTCGCCGGCGTGCTGCGCTACGGCGTCGAGCGGCCGGCCGACGACGCGGCCTGCCTGCCCGGCGACGTGATCCTATGGCGAGTCGGCCGCTGCTATGCGCATGGCGGCATCATCATCGGCCCGGACGAAGCCATCCATGCCTATTGGCGCGAGCGCCGGGTCTGCCGCAGCAGCCTGATGCGGGACCAGGCGGTGCGGCACCCGCTGAAGATCATCGACATGTGGGCGCGACTGCGCGCCGGGGCGGCAGCGCCATTGCGCCAGGCGTAATGCCAGCAGCACCAGGCTGAGCCCAAAGAGGGCGAGCAGCCTGCGCGCCAGGGCCGCTTCGCTCTGCCACAGCGCCTCCCGGCGCTCGCTGATATTGCCGCGCGCCGCAGCCAGGCGCCGATGAGTTACGGGAGGGTTGGTCATGGGCGGCATCCTCGGCCAGTCGTCGACCGTCACGGCGCCCGAAGTCTACACCCAGATCAACCTCAACACCTCGACCTTGAACCTGCCGATCCCGATCGTCTGGGGGCAGAAGATGATCGGGGTCAACCTGATCTGGTACAACGACTTCGTCGCCACGCCGTTGAACGGCGGCAAGAAGGGCTCGGGCCCCGGCAAGGGCGGCCTGATGGGGTCGAAGGGCGCCACCGAATACGACTACACCGCGGCGGTGATCCTGGCCTTGTGCGAGGGCCTGATCTCGGGCGTCGGCACCTGCATGTCGAACCAGACGCAGACCGACCTGGACACCTTGGTTTTGCGCATCGCCGCCGGCGGCTTTACCCAGGCGCCGCAATCCTTCGTCTCCGACGGCCACCCCGACCAGGCGCTCGGCTATTCGAACACCGCCTATCTGTACTCGCCCAGTTTCGACCTCGGCCAGAGTTCGGCATTGCCCAACCTCGGCATCGAGGTCTATGGCAACCTGACCAATTCGATGACGGGCGCCGGCATCCCCGACGCCAACCCGGCCGACATCATCCAGGACCTGTTGACCAACCCGCAATACGGCATCGCCCTGCCGTCGACATCGATCGATGCGGTCAGCCTGGCCTTCTACAAGAGCTACTGCTGGGCGCAGGGGCTGCTGTTCTCGCCCGATTTGAGCACCGCCGAGCAGCTGTCGAGCATCATCGACCGCTGGGCCAATCTCAGCAACAGCTGGATCTTCTGGTCGGGCAGCGCCTTGAAATTCGTGCCGCTGGGCGACGTGCCGATCACCGCCGGCAGCTGGGGCAGTCCCGGCTTCAACCCGAACCTGACCGCCTTCTACAGCGTCGGCTATGACGACTACATCTTCGAGCAGGGCCAGCAGCAGCCGATCACCGTCACCCGGATCGACCCGGCCGATGCGCCCAACCGGGTGCTGCTCGAGATCCTGTGGCGCGAACCGACCGGCGACCCGCAAATGCCGCAGTATTACCGCGCCCTGCCGGTCGAATGGAAAGACCAGGCCCTGGTCAACCAGTTCGGCCAGATCAATGCGCCGACGGCGCAGGCGCACGAGATCTGCGAGAACACGGTGGCCAGCACCGCGGCGCAACTGATCGGCCAGCGCGCCGCCTATATCCGCAACACCTACGGCTTCAAGCTCGGCTGGGAGTTCTGCCTCTTAGAACCGGGCGACCTGATGCTGTTGAACGACGCCCATATCGGGCTCAGCCAGTTCCCGGTCCGGGTGCGCAGCGTCGCCGAGGACGACAAGGGCA